AAAAGGAAACGACGATGAAGAAATATCTGCTTGGTCTAGCCTTTGCGTTTATTGCCGGTGTCGCGCTGGCCGCCACGGCTGGAATTCCGCCGACTGGATTGCAATTCACTTCGCCCGTGACGGTTGGCGGCTCGTTCTCCTATAACGGCGGCACGCAAGCTTCTGCGGTGCCAGCGAATGGCGGCACGGTCACTTGCACGGGCGGCGGCACCCCAACCGTCACCAACGCCAATGTTACCGCCAATTCGGTTGTCCTGTTTGGCCTCAAGACGGTCGGCGGCACGCCCGCGCAGCCGTTCATGAGCGCGGTGACCGCCGGAACCAGTTTCGTCGTCACATGCGGCGGCTCGGATACGTCGGTCTACAACTACATCATCCTCGGGTAATTCTCGGGCTAATCCAAAGGAACGGAGACTTTCATGTTCAAGAAAATCGCAGTTGCCGCCGGTCTTGCGTTCCTGTTGCTTTCGGGTGCCGTGCTTTCGCAGAGCATCAGCGTTCCGCAGGTGTCTGTCATCAACCCGACCGACCTGTTCCAGATCATCCCGAAGGGTATGCCGGTCGCCGGGAACGTCTACGCCACGCCGGCGCAGATCACCTCGCAGTTCGGCTATTACAAGTCGGCGCCGGGAAGTGGGTTTACCTTCACCTACGGCAATACTCAGACCTATGCAGCCTTTGCGCCGTCAGGCACGATTGCCTACGGCTATGTGACGTTCGCCCCGGCGCCATCCGACGGCGCGCGGGAATGTCTGTTCACCACCAACACGATCACGACGCTGTATTTGGCCGCCAATACCAGCCAGACGCTGAATAACGCCGTCACAACGCTCGCGGCCAATACCAGCGCCTGCTACCTCTACAGCGCATCCAATACTTCGTGGGATCGGGATTAGAACTCTCGATGTCGCTGGCGCTGCAAACAACCGTGCAAGGAATCCGCCGGGCCAAAGATTGGCTCGGCGGACATCGCATGGTGCTGCTTGGATTTGCAGTATCGACCGCTTATGTGCCGACCATCCTACAGGCCGCTTTCGCGCCACGTTGGATTGCGATTGCCATTGGTGTGCCGCTGGTATCGACCATGGACCCGCGCAATATTCCAGAATCGTTGCGTTGGGTGTTGCTATTTCTGTTGGGAGTCGCCGCCATCGCCACAACTTGGGCTTCACCCGACCCGATGGGTGGCTATCTCGAATTGTTTTTTATGGTGCTTTTGGCGCTGTCGTTTTTGGCCGGCGCCGGCATGGCGTCGATCGACGATGTTATGACCGGCATCGGGTTAGGACTTACAGTATCGGCGCTCATTACCCTGTTTGAATTTTCGACGCCAAGCGACCAGGGCCGGGATGAAATGACGGGCGCGGCACCGACCGCGCTATTCTACAACAGTGAAGTATACGCCGAATTTGCAGCCCTCGTATTTGTGTGGGCCATCGCGCGGGTGCGTTTGACGATTGCCGCCGTAACGCTGTTGCCGCTGATGCTGTGCAACTCGCGCATTGCTATTCTTACGGCCGCCATCGGTGCGCTCTATACCTATGGGCCAAAATCCAAGATCAAGATGGCGGGGGCAATCCTCGGTCTGGCCGCGCTCGCCGCCGCTTTGCTTTTTGTGTTTGGCATATCCAAAATGGGCAGCGCCGACCAGCGCCTAATCTTGTGGGGCTCCACCATTCTGGCCTGGACGCAGTTCGGCCACGGCCTCGGCTGGTACAACGTCGCTCAACCCGGATTGGAATTCGCGCATTCCGACGCTATCCAATTGATCGCCGAATTGGGTATTGGCGGCTTTGCCGCCTTGGCCATTCCCTTTGTCGTGTTCCGTAAACAGCGAGGCAACCATGCCGAACGTGCGCTATTTATCGCCATATGTTTCCAGTCGATCGTTTCCTTCCCGCTCCACTTCCCGGCTTCCGGGTTTCTTGCTGCTATTGTGGCGGGCTATTTGGTTAGCAATCGGGCTGACCTACGCATGGGCGAGCTTGACGGCGGAATTCAAGATGGCGGCGGTCTACGACGGCTCGATGCAACCGACCAAGGATTTGCTGGCGCAGGCGGACGCCGCGGTGGCGCGATTCCCATTCGACCCGTACTTGCGCAAGGCAAAAAACTACGTTCACCAAAAGATTGGCGCCATCCCGAACCGCGCGGAGCCTGACAGTGCCGCCCGTATCGGAAGCCCAACGCAGACTGATGTGGGCCGCGGCAAGTAAAAAAGGTGGTGTGGACGGCGTGCCTCAGTCAGTCGGTAAAGACTTTTCATCGGCTGACAAAGGCGGCAAACTGCCCAAGCGAAAGAAATCGAAATTGTACGACCATCCGAGTTTTAACCGTTGACCTCAACCAATCTCGCTGACGTTGCGAGCAGGACCAGACCGATGGCCGACGGTAAGAAGAAAAATTGGGTTAAAAAGGCTGTGCCTGAATCACGCAAGGGCGTATTCAAGGCCAAGGCGGAAGCCGCCGGTATGTCCACCAAGGCTTATGCGGCCAAAGAGAAAGACGCGCCCGGCGCGTTAGGCAAAGAGGCAAGGCTGGCCACCACCTTAATTGGCATGGGCCACAAAGCCAAGAAATCGAAGATGTACGATCACCCGCGCTCGAAATCAGAGGATTAAAGCCATGGCTGAAAAAGAAATGAAAAAGCGCGAATCGAAAATGTACGATCACGCCTCATCCAAAAAGGCCATGGGCGGCGACAAGAAGGCCAAGAAGGAAGAAAAAGCCGAAGCGCCGAAAAAGGAATCGGCCAAAGCTGAATCCATGGCCGAGGAACCCAAAGCCGAAGCCAAGCCGATGCACGAGAAACACCACGAAGAACGCGAGGCCATGCGCAAGTCGCACGAGACAGAGCGCCGCGATCTGCACGGCAATCACCGCGAGGAACATCGCAAGATGTCGTCCCGGCATGAAAGTGCCATGAAGGAAATGGCCGCGCGCCAGGAGCAGGAAATGATGGCCAGCGGTGGCGCCGGTGGCGAACAGCCCGGCGCCGAAGCAGGCGCTGCGCCTGGTGGAGCACCGGGCGGTGCCGCGCCAGCGCCGGTCGCCGCGGCGGCAGGGGCCGCCGCACAGCCGGGAGCCTAACGCCATGCGCGTGATGAAAAGCATGGAACTAGACGACGAGGACAAGCTTGATACGGCAATGCCGATCGCCATGCCGGACAAGCCGGATTACCCTTATGGGTTGCGCATTACCTTGACCGACAAGGAATTGGCCAAGCTCGACCTTGACCACAAGGACGCCGAAGTTGGTGGTACGGTTCACTTGTTTGCGATGGCGCGAATCACATCGGTAAGCGAGAACAATACGGGCAACGGCGACAAATGCTGCCGCATCGAATTGCAGATCGAGGATCTCGGTATCGAAAGTGAAGATGCCGAAACTATGGGGTCCGAACGTGGCAAATAACCCGCTGCCTACAACCTTGTCCGGCACGCACGGCGTCGAGCCGAGTGACAACCGCACCAGTGTCGAAATCCGCCACGCGCCGCTGCCCGCCGCCGCACAAGAAGAAGTCCCCGATGCCAAGCAAGACGAGGACGAAACTGAAAATGAACCCGCTCCCGAAACTCAGCCAGCCTCGCAATCGGGCGAATAGACTTTTCGCGCTCATAGCGGTGATCGGCCTATCACTGCCGACGCTGGCCTATGGCCAATCCGCAATCCTGCAAGGCGGCGCGTGGACGCAAGGCCATGCCCCAATGTATGTCGGGCAAGGTTCAAGCCAGCCGATCGTACAGGATTCAGGGCCAGCCTCGGGCGGTCCCGTCGGCATTGGCCTATCCGAACTCGACATGATTGCCCGCGGCACCGGAACAGCACCTTATGCCGGCCAGGGCTCTGGGCCCTACGGCACGATCGATTGCAAGTATGACGGGCCGACGACTGGCCAGTACCATTATTTGTGTCTGTCGCCCAACGCCCAAGGCGGGGCGCTAATCGCGGTCGGTAATGGCGGCGGCGCATCGGCGCAGGGATTTAATATCATCGTCAACGGCGCGACCTACGCCTTTCCGTTTGTCGTCGGCGGGATCGTTGGCCCCGCAACCAGCGTCGTCAACGACGCGGCGTGCTGGAATAACACCACGGGCACGCTATTGAAGGATTGCGGCGCATTCGTCACGGTCGGCGGCAACAATACATGGACCGGCACCAACAACTTTACCGGACCGTTCCAAATCGGAGGCACGGCCGAATCATTTCCAACCTCGGGTAATATCGTCGGCACGTCGGACGCTCAGACGTTGACCAACAAAAGCATTGCCGCTTCGCAAATCAATAGTGGCACATTGCCCGCTACCGTCATGCCGGCTTTGACCGGCGATGTAACGACATCGGCGGGCGCGGTCGCAACCACAATCGCCAATAACGCTGTGACCAATGCCAAGGCGGCGCAAGCCGTTACTAATACTGTCAAGGGCAATCCCACAAGCGGTACGGCCAATGTGCAGGACATGGCGATGCCGTCGTGCAGCGCATCCGGCAACGCGCTGCAATGGCTCACAAGTACCGGATTCCAATGCGGTTCGGTTGCCGGCACCAGCGCAGGTTGGGGTTTAACCCTTACATCGACGGTCTTTTCTGTCTCGACCACGCAGCCGCCTTACGGCTTTGATGTACCGATCAATCTCGGACTTACCGCAAGCGCGAGCGCCAGTGCCCTTACGATCAACTTAACGGGTGCCAATGGCTCGGCACCAAGCACTTCAAATCCGGTTTCGATCCCGTTCCGCTCGACGACTTTAGCGACTGGCACCCCGGTATGGACCGCGGTAACGGGTGCGCTGTCGATTGTCGTCAATTCCGGTGCGACCTTAGGTACATCCAACAGCGTGGCGTTCCGCTTATGGATTTTCGCTGAATATAACGGCGGTACGCCCGAACTCGGGGTAGCCACATGCTCGCTTGCATCCACCGCGGTCATGTATCCTTGCGCAAATTGGGAAACCAACCGCGTGACCTCGACCACAATCACCGGCTTGGCCACATCCCCCGGCACCCTCTACGCCACGACCGGCAACTCAAACGATGCCGTGCGCATTATCGGTTATTGCGATTTTGCTTCCGGCTTGGCCACGGCCGGCTCTTGGGCAAGCGCCTGTACGACTTTGCAGTTGATGGGGCCGGGAATTAAAAAGCCGGGCGATACGGTGCAGGGGCCCTATGCGGCCACAGCGACAGCTACGGCAACTTCCACCTCATCGACAAAAGTAGAAGCAAACCCAACTGTAGCAATCACGCCATCTTCAACCCCTAATCTAATTCATGTCCACTCTGCCGGCGGCGGCGTTGCGTTGAGCGCTACAGGGGCGTGCATGGCAACACTATCGCGCGGTGCTACCTACAATGCGGTGACGACAGGAGGCACCAGCGCCATCGCCAATACCGTCGGCAATGTTATCGTAACACCCATGCCTCTTGACGCACTGGATGCACCAGGCACCGCGTCGTCGGTGACCTATGTGCCGTTTGTATGGTCTGCAGGGTCTTACAATTGCGTGTGGAACCAAACGACAGGCAGTGCCGCCCCCGTTTCGTATATTGAGGTTTACGAAATCATGGGTGCCCTTGAGCCGACAAACGACAATGCCAAACCGCTGTCGATGGTGGGATAAAATGCCATGGCGGTTACGAGCAACGATATTGCAAACCAAGCGATTCAGTTGGTCGGCGATAACATGCCAGCCGTCGCTGGCGTGGCACCAAGCTTCGACAATTCAACCGCAGGCGTAGCACTCCAAAAACTCTACGCACCCGCCGTAGCCACTGTCGCACGGCAATGGGCGTGGGATTTAGCGCGCAGTACCGTCCTGTTGACGCTGACCGGCAATCCCGGCCAGGGCGGTTTTGCGTTTGAGTACGCTTATCCGTTAAATGGAATCGAGGTCTGGCAGATCGCGCCACTGTTATCGTCAGTTGATCCAAATAACCCGTTGCCGCAAAATTGGAGCGTGGGTAACAGCGTCGTGAGTGGCACACAGACCAAGGTGATTTGGTCTAATTTGGCGAGCGCCTACGCGACGTATAATAATAATCCTTCGGAAGCCACATGGGATCCGTTATTTCGTGAGGCCGTGGTGCGCTTGCTGGCCAGTGAACTGGCGATGGCAATTGCCGGTCGGCCTGATACTGAGGCCGCCATGCTGCAATCAGGCGCCGCGTTTGAATCGCTTGGCGAAGGACGATCCGACTAATGGCAAGCACCGCAGCAATCCAAAGCCCGGCAGACCTGTGCAACAATGCGCTTGCGCGTATGGGTTATAAACTGCGCATTGGCAGCCTGTACGACGGCTCCGCTGCGGCCAAGAAATTCCTGGACACCTACAGCCAAACCCGCGACGAATTGCTGGAAACCTACGACTACGATTTCAGCGAGCGTACGACCGTTTTGACGTTGCTCAAGTCAGCCCCGCCAACGGGCTACTTCCCGCCGACCAATTGGGATCCGGCGGTCAACCCGCCATTCGGCTTTGCCTTTGAATATGCGTTTCCGTCTGACGCGATCAAAATTCGCACGGTCAAGCCGCAATCGTATTTTGCACTCAACGCAGACCCACAGCCGCATTCGTTTCAACTGGCAAACGACAATAATTACACCCCAGGCCAGCGCGTCGTATTATGCAGCGTGGCCAATGCTGTCGCGGTCTATACTGGCCAGGTTACGAATCCGACTACATGGAACGTATCGTTTTGCGAGCTATTGAGCGCCGCTTTGTCGCGCCGGCTCGGGCCGGTGCTGGTCGGCGGTGAGGCTGCCAAGATGGGGGCGGCTGACGAACAGGCGTCGGCTTCGATGGCTCAGATGGATGGACGCTGATGGCCAACACGCCGACGGACGTTGCCAACCAGGCACTTGACGCCATCGCTATCAATGTCGAATTGGGCGACATCGAGGCAGGCGGTCGTGTGCCGAATGTATGCCTTCGCGCCTACGGCCAATGTAGATCGCGATTGCTCCGCGCGGCACCTTGGGCCTTTGCTCGCAAACAGGCGTCGTTGGTTTTGTTGGCCGATGCAACAGGCCAAACTCCAAACGTCGGTAGTGTCGTCCCCGGCACGAGTTTCTGCTACGAATACGCCTATCCCGTAGATACGGCGCGCATTCGTTACATCCCATGGAATCCGTTTTTGAATCCTGGGGCGCCAGCCGGAAACATTCAACCATCGGATCCAACCGCGCCGACAATGACGGGACTGGCGCAACAGCCAGGATTAGGTACGCGAATCCGGCCATCGCGATTTCTTGTCACCAATGACCCAAACTATTCGGCACCGGCTGGATCCAGCGCACCGATATTGCAGGGCCAAAGCCCGCAGGGCAACACGGTCATTCTTTCCAATGTGCCGAAGGCAAGTTGCGTCTATACCTTCGACGCACTTTACCCGTCGCTTTGGGACCATTTATTTCGTGGCGCGATGGTGTCTTACCTCGCAAGTGAAATTGCATTGACGCTTTGGGCGGAGAAGGATCGTAACTTCGGTATGAAGTTGCGGGCCGAACAAATCCAAATCGCAAAACAAAAAATATTGGAAGCGCGAGTTGCCGACGGCAACGAAATGACTGTCTCAACAGATTTGCCAGTCGATTGGATTGGTGCCCGTAATACAGGCGGCAGCGGCGCATTCAGTTGGGGCATCGGCAATATCGCAGGTGGCGGCGGTGACGGTTATTACGGATGCTGGGGCGCGGCGTATGGAGGGTCATGCGGCTTTGCGGATGGGAGCGCGTACTAACCCATGTCCGTTGCCCTCCTAGAATCCGCATTCGTCGCCGGCGAACTTTCCGCATCGGTCGCCGGACGCTTTGATGTAGCGCGCATTCATGTCGGCGCGTTTACGATGCGCAATTTTTATGTGTCGTACAAAGGCGGCGCAAATTCGCGCGCCGGCACTTCCTTTGTTGGATTCTCCAAGCAAACCGGCCGCAGCTATCCGCCGCGCATGATTCCGTTTCAATTCTCGATCAATCAAGGCTTGGCGCTGGAATTCGGCAATTATTATATGCGTGTGGTTTTCGACGGCGCGTTTGTGACTGAATCGCCCTTCCAGATCACCAACATAACCAAAGCCAATCCGGCAATCGTGACCTACGTGGCATTGAGCACAGCGCTATCAGCGTCGGCGTTCAATGGGGTTATTACCGGCTCTTACGCACCGAATGATACGATTGTTTTGGCGGGCGGCACGTTCACGACGCCCGTGCAATTGCGCGCGGTCAATACGACGTTGGCAAACCTGTCACTCAATAGTGGCGGCATGAACTATGCCGTCGGCGATACAATCGTGTTGGCCGGAGGTACGTCAACGATTCCGCCCGTGCTGACCGTGCTCACTTTGAGCGGCAGCGCGATTGCGACGTTCTCGATCTCGCAGGGTGGATCGTTCCTGGCCAATGGTTTGGGCGCGTTTACGCAAGCCTCGACATCGGGTTCCGGCACCGGCGCGACATTCAATAGTGGCTTGTTTGGACCGTTGACGCTGACCATCGTTAATGCGGGCGGCTATAGCGCTATCCCGTCAAATAACGTCAATCAGGCTTCGACCAGCGGTACGGGATTGGGTGCCAGCTTTGCGATGACTTGGGCCACCCCCCCAACTTTGAGCAATGGTGACTGGATGTATCTGTCGGGCGTCGGCGGCATGACGCAAGTAAATGGGCAGACCTGCGTGCTGTCAAATTTGTCCGGCACGACGTTCCAGCTAAATGACGTGTACGGCAATCCGATCGATTCGATTGCGTTTGGCACCTATACTAGCGGCGGCAGCGCATCGCGCATCTATACGTTGGCGACTCCCTACGCGGAAGCCGATCTGGAATATATCAAGTTCACCCAAAGCGCCGACGTGATGAGTCTTTGTTGCGTCAATCAAATGACGGCCTTCGAATATGCGCCGCTCGATTTAACCCGCACGTCGGATACAAACTGGGCGTTTGCACCCGTGGTGCCAGCGCCAAGTATTCAACCGCCCGCGGCTTTGGCAGGAACGCCCAGCACGTCCGGCTCGGTCGATTACAACTACGTTGTTACGTCGGTTAATCCAGCCGACGGCACGGAGAGCATTGCTTCGCCCATTGCTGATATTCCAAGTGCGGTTGATATTGCCTCAACCGCAGGCTCGATCACGTTGACCTGGGATACGGTCGTCGGGGCATCGTCGTTTAATGTATATAAGGCAACCCCCGCCTATGCTGGAACCGTGCCCGCTGGCGCGCTGTTCGGGTTTGTCGGTTCGGCCTACGGCACGCAGTTTGTGGACAGCAATATTGTGGCCGATCTGGCGCAAGTACCGCCAACGCATCAGAATCCGTTTGCGCGCGGGCAAATCCTAAGCGCGACCGTGACGGCGGCCGGATCAAATTCAACATTTGACATAACCATCAACACTCTCACTGGATCAGGTGCGATATTAACGCCCGTCATTGTGAGTAATACCCTAGTCGCCATCATCGTGCAGGAAGCCGGGCAAAATTATCTGCCAACCGATACATTGTCGATCGACCATGGCGCGACCGCGACATTACAGGTCGGCGCGCAATCTGGCACTTACCCGAGCCTGCCGGCATATTTTCAGGAGCGGCGCTGCTACGCCAACACACTCAATAATCCCGACACTTATTTCATGTCGCAGCCCGGCGCATTCACCAATTTTGACACGCGCAACCCGACGATTGATTCGGACGCAATCACCGGCTCGCCGTGGTCGGTCGAGGTCAATGGCATCCAATGGATGATCCAAACCAGCGGCGGCTTGCTGGTGCTCACAGGATTATCAGCGTGGCTATTGGTCGGGGCAGGCTCTTTTGCAACCAACGTGCAGGCAATTTCGCCATCGACGCAAGACGCCGTACCGCAGGCGTTCACGGGCGCGAGTTCGACGGTGCCGCCAAACCGCATCAATTACGATGTCATCTATCTCAATTCCAAAAGTACCACCTATTACGATTTGCCGTACCAGCTTTATGCGCTGTCGGAGCCTATCGATCTGACAGAAAACAGTTCGCAATTATTTGTCGGCTATACCATCCGCGAAAACGCCTGGTGCGAAACGCCCTATAAACTTATGTGGGCCGTGCGTAACGACGGCATTCTTTTGAGCTTGACCTATTACAAGACGCAGCAAGTCGCAGGATGGGCGCGGCACGATACCAATGGATTATTCTTGAGCGTTTGTTCGGTAACGGAACCGCCCGTTGACGCACTTTATCTAGCGACCCAACGATTTCCGGGTACCAATACCGCCTACATGATCGAGCGGATGAATAACCGGATTTGGAACGGCATTGAAGATAGCTGGTGTATCGATGCTGGCCTGGCAATCGTACAGCCGACACCAAACGCTACCCTGTCGGCAAGTTCGGCTACGGGATTGGGCTCAATTACCGGCGTCACTAATTTAGTTGGCGGCCAGAATTATTCGGCTTTCACGACCGCAGCCGTGGTTGATGAAAATGTCAACGGTTACGGACCGGGCCCCGGGTCGGGGGCGGTGCCGACGCTGACTATTGTGGGAGGTGTTATTACCGCGGTGACATTTAGCGGGCCCAATCAAGGCTCGGGCTATCTCTATCCGAGGCTGGTCATTAACGACCCGACCAATGCCGGTTCGGGCGCATCGGCCTCCCCAATCCTTAATAATTCCATGACCTTTAGTGCATCCGCGCCGGTATTTTCTAATGCCAATATCGGCTCAGTGATTCGGATGGGCGAAGGCATTGCGGTTATTACGGGTTTCACCGATTCGCAGCACGTTACCGGCAATATTATTACCCCCATCGTAGGGCTGGTACCCAATAGTGGCGGCAAGGTAGAGCCAGCCGCGCCGGGCAATTGGACGATGACCGCGCCCGTGACGGTCATCAGTGGCCTTAACCACTTGATTGGGGCGACTGTGACTGGCCTGGCTGATGGCAATGTCATTGCGCCGCAAGTGGTATCTGCCCAAGGCACGATTACGCTGGCTACGCCAGCATCGAGTGTCGTGGTCGGATTGGCCTATTTGCCGCAATTGCAAAGCGTATTTTTGGACGAAGGCCAGCCGACGGTGCAGGGTCAAAGAAAGAAGATTTCAGCGGTTACGGCTCGAATTGAGGCTTCGCGCGGGTTCAAAATCGGCTCGAATATGCCGGACGGCGGCAGACTTTCGCCGCAGCAGGTGGCGCCTATTTGGTATGAGGGGCCGGGAGGGCTCACCGCTACAGACCTCAAAAACAAGATATTGCCAGCCTACAACTCCAATACGATACCCTTATGGACCGGAGACGTTCGTGTGCCGGTTGGGGGCGGCTACGACGTGCGGGGACAAGTCGCGCTACAGCAGGACCTACCACTTCCGGTCAACTGTCTTGCGTTCATTCCCGAGGCTTTTGGCGGGGATACAACACAATTACAGGCTCCAAAACCTCAACAGCGTGGTAGATAAAGTTATGCCACAATTCACCGTCACCGAAGCTAAAGCCTTCCATTGCGGCCAAATGTGCCGCCTGCTTCGCCATGAGCATCAAATGGCTGTCGCAAAAATCGGAGTGAATTCACACCAGGAATTACAGAATCTTTTTCAATCATCGGCTTTTAGGCGCGCGTGGTTTATTGATGGTAAACTTGCCGCGCTTGGCGGCGTGCAAGGACCAAAACTAGCCTTAACAGGCTTTGTTTGGCTGTTGCTATCGGACCGGGCTACCAATTATCCAATAGCAATCATCAAAGAGGCGCGGCGGCAGATTGACGAAATAATGAAGGTCAAACGAGAACTTGCCACGACTATATTAGGCGGGGACGAATCGGCGCGGCGGCTGGCTATATTTTTAGGGTTTCACGTCTCCCATGATGGTTTAGGAAGTTCTGCATATTCGCGTTTTGCTCGGCGCAATTTATCTCGGTACGTCGAAAGTAATCCAGACTTACGTATCCAATGCGGCAATGGTTATGCCATCCCAATGGGCTTTCATTACGACCAACACGAGGCAGTCTAATGTGCTTCGCAACCGCAGCTTTGATTGCTGGTGGCATCGGTGCAGCCACAAGCGCCGCCGGTACTATTGAGCAGGGCGCAGCCACCTCAAATGCGGCGGCTTATTCCGCACAAGTCGCGCAAAATAACGCAACGATCGCCAATGCCAATGCGGCTTATGCGACCGCCGCCGGCCAGCAACAAGCGGCCGACACCAGCCTCAAAGGTGCGGCAAAGTCGGGCAAGATTAAAGCGGGCCAAGCCGCAAGCGGCATCGATGTCAATACCGGCTCCGCCGTCGCCGTGCAGGAAGGCCAGCGCGAAACCGATAAACTCGATGCTGAAACTGTTTTGAATAATGCCGAATTGAAAGCCTATGGCTATCGCTCGGCGGCGACTGGATTTACCGCGCAGGCTGGATTAGATACGGCGGAATCCGAGCAAGCACCAATCGGCGCTGACATCGGCGCGGCTGGTGGCCTACTGAGTAATGCTTCAAGCCTTGGATTTAAGTGGTCTACGGCAGGCCCAGCTTCGAGCAACGCATAATGGCGCAAGTCCCTTACGGCGAAGGTGTCCCCGAGGTCGCGCCCGATACGAGCGTGCCCGATGACTACCAACATATTAACGCTACGCCAGCATCGTTCGGCGGCTTGATTGCGCAAGGCGCGGAAAAAGCCGGACAAGGAATTACCCAGGCCAGCACCAACCTGTTTGACATCGCGCAGTTTCGCGGCAAAATAAATTCCGACGACCAAACCAACCATTATATCACCACCAACAATAATATTCTGTACGGCGATCCGGCAAAATCAACAGTCGGACCGGACGGTAAGCAAGTTCCTGATTTGGGATATTTGGGGTTGCAGGGGCGCGCAGCGTCCGACGCGCGGCCCGATGTTTTGAAGCAATTAGAAACCGCAAGAATGGAAGGGCGCAAAAATCTTTCATCGCCGCAGGAGCAATTGGAATACGACGCGCAGACCAAACGGCTTTATGCCGATGCGGTCGCGCGTACCGGGCAGCACGCGGACCAGCAATGGAAATCATGGGCAGGCGATGTTAACGGCAAAGGTGCCGAACATTCGATGACCGGCTTCTTGAATAGTCTCGGCGACCAAGAGGCGATGAAACATAACGCCGCCGACTATATCAATTTCAAAATACAAGAAAGCCAAATCAGATTTGGTGACGATCCAAAGATAAACGCGCAAGTGACAGCGGATGCGCAGCGCGATCTATTAAAGGCACAAGTGCAATGGGTGGCGGCCAAGGATCCAGCGGGTGCGCAACGCATTCTCGAAAAGAACAAAGACATCGCAGGGCCGGAATATCCGCAACTTTCGAATGAATTGCGCACGCGGGTAGACCAGCAGGTAGGTCATACCGGGGGCGCAGCCATCTTTGCGCGCGCCAACCAAAACGCCACCCAGCAGTTCGCAGCAGGCCAGCCGCCAGTTGAGGGTGCCAAGACGCTATTGCGGTCGTTTGAAGGGTTTAAGCCGCAAGCCTATTGGGATGTCAACCATTGGCGTGTGGGTTATGGTTCCGACACGATCACCAAAGCGGACGGCACGATTGTGCCAGTCACACAAGGCACGGTTGTTTCGCTGGATGATGCCGAACGCGACCTGACGCGCCGCACGGCGGACTTTACCCAAAAAGCCCAAACGCAAATTGGCGCTGACGCATGGGGCAAGATGACGCCGCAAGCGCAATCGGTTATGGGCTCGGTCGCCTATAATTACGGAACGCTACCCGCCAGTGTCGTGCAGGCGGCACAGACCGGCGATCCCGTGCAATTATCAAATGCGGTTATGAGTCTTGGCGGCGACAATGGCGGTATTAATGCCGGGCGCCGTGAAGCCGAAGCGGGGATCATATCCGGCAAACACAGCTACGCGATTAAGGGTGACGCCTACCGCATGGCGATCGAGAACCCGGATTTTACCGAGGAACAGCGCGCCATTGCGCTTAGAACAATCTCGGAATTATCCAACGCGCAAGAGGTCGCCTATAACCAGAATGCGCGGGCACGCATTGATGGTGTCAATAAAGCTGTCGGCGACTACACCACGCAATTCTGGAATATGCTACACACTCCCAATCCAGATTGGGTTAGCTTCATGGGCAAGATCAATGCCGACCCGGCGTTGGCCGATGCCGGACCCGCCAAAGACGGATTGATGGAGCGCGTTATTAAACGCTCGGGCGAAGAACAATCGCTGGCGTTCGGACCGGGTTATATGACGGTAAAAAATAATATTTTGTCGGACCCTGGTGCGGAGGGTCATATCGCCATGCTGGCGGATATTTACAAACTGCCATTAGGACAATTGACGGCGGCTGGCGAGCATGAATTGAAGGAAGTCTTTAATGACCTCAAAAAAGGCCCCGACGAATATGGTATCCAAAAAACCCGCGCCAGCCTGGAAACTTACGCCAAGAGCGTCATGGCCAAAGAACAGTTGATTCCCGGTTTTGGCACGCTATCGACCAACAAGAAGGGCGAAGAAATATTCAACTCGCAATTCATTCCGCAGTTCAATGCGGCCTATGCCAATTGGGTCAAAAAGGGCAAAGACCCCAACGAATTTCTGACCAAGAAAAACGTCGATGAAATGATGGACCGGATTTATCCGCGCGATAAGCGCGCGGCGGATAATATGATCGCGCAAGGCGATGGCAGTGTGCCGCAAGATGCCAATGCGCCGCTGCCGCAGCCGCCGGATGGCGTCGATCAGAAAGTATGGACCGGCTTGCTCGGTACGCCTCCTTTGATGGCCACAGGCAAAGTCGCTACGCCGCAGCAATACGGCA